TTATCGTATTATTAACTTTTCCTTAAGACCCGAAAAACGCATTAAAACATTATTATTATCCACAAACTGTTTAAGTATTTCTTCCTTGCCAACCAATATAACCAATCTTTTTGCACGGGTTATGGCTGTATACAGCAAATTGCGTGTCATCAGCAGTCTGTGTGTGTCAAATACTGGCATTATCACCACGTCAAACTCGCTGCCCTGACTTTTGTGAACTGTCACCGCATAGGCAAGCTCCAGCTCGTCAAGGTCCATAAAATCATACACAACCTTGCGGTCATCAAAAAGCACCGTCAGGGTCTGTTTGGGGACATTTATATCCGTGACAAATCCAACGTCGCCGTTGAATACCCCCTGACCCTGTTCTAAATCAGAAATCCGAGTCCACTCAAGATTATAGTTGTTTTTATTCTGCATAACCTTGTCGCCCACACGGAAGGTATAACTTCCCACCGTTTTTTCAGAAATCCGCATCTGTTTTGGGTTAAGCCGTCTTTGCAGAATTTCGTTAAGATTTTGCACTCCTATAGTTGACTTTCGCGTGGGGGTAAGCACCTGAATTTGCGAAATACTGTCCACCCCATAGGTTTTGGGAATACGTCTTTCGCATAGGTCAGCAATTGTTTCGCAAAGCTGGTCAGGATTTGAACACTTTAGCATAAAGAAATCATTGTCAGGGTCGTTGCAGAATGGCATTTCGCCACGGTTTATGCGGTGAGCATTGACGATAATCATACTCTCCCTTGCCTGCCTGAAAATTTCGGTCAGCTTTACACACTCTAAGGATTCGCTTTCAATAATATCCTTAAGCACGTTTCCTGCGCCAACAGACGGAAGCTGATCGCAATCGCCAACCATTATCAGCCGTGCATTTTGCGGCAAGGCAAGAAGCAGGCTGTGCATCAGCAAAACATCAACCATTGACATTTCGTCAACAATCAGCACATCGCACTCAAGCTTGTTTTTTTCGTTTCTGCCAAAGCAGACCCGACTGCCCTCGGATGGCATATTCTCTAAAAGCCTATGAATGGTTTTTGCTTCCATACCGCAGACCTCGGTCATTCGTTTTGCCGCTCTGCCTGTGGGTGCCGCCAGCGCAATCCGTTTGCCCTGACGCTGCATTATGTTGATTATTGTATTGATTATTGTGGTTTTTCCCGTGCCTGGGCCGCCTGTGATTACCATAGCCGAATTTTCAAAGCAGGCAAAAACCGCAGCCCTTTGGCTGTCTGCCAGGACTATACCGCTCTCTGCCTCTGCTCTCTCAATCAGTTCCTCCGATTCGCGGCGGTTGGTTTCAAAAATCATTCCGCTCATTTCACGAAGTCTTGATGCAACACCCCGTTCGGCATCATAAAATGTTTTAAGATACACCGCATCAAATTCCTCGTGCGGCTCTACAATCAGCTCGCCCTTAAGACAAAGCTGTGCCACAGCATCCTCTGCCTCGCCTGCATCAATCTCCAAAGCCGCCTTTGTCTGGGCAATAAGAGTAGGTTTTGGCAAAAATGTGTGACCGCTTAAATACCCCGCATTAAGAAGGGTGCTGGTAACCCCCGAACACACTCTGGGGGTAAAATTCAACGGAAGCTGCATCTCCTCACGGATTTTATCGCATATCTTGAATGTAAAGCCATCAATACCGCTGAGAATAAACGGGTTTTCCTCTGCAAACTTTATTATATTTTCGCCAAAGGTCCGATATGCCTTTATTGCAAGGTTTGGCGAAACACCAAACCGTTGAAAAAATACAACTATATTTTTAAGCCCAATCTGTTCAACAAATCGCTTATATATCTCCTGAGCCTTGGCAACCGAAATACCTTTAATTGCGGTCAGTCTTTCGGGCTCTTTTTCAATAATCTCAAGTGCCTGTGTGCCGAATTTCTCCACAATTCGTCTTGCTGTAGTTTTGCCTATGTGGGGCAGAATTCCAGACCCAAGGTACAGTTCTATCTCACTTTCTGATTCAGGCATAAGCCTTTCAAAACTGCTGACGCTGAACTGCTGACCATACTCGGGGTGGTTTTTCCACTCGCCAACAGCCATAATACGCTCGCCCTCGGAAATGCCGGGCATATATCCCGTTAAAGTATAAAGATGCCCACCGGAGGATATATCACAAACAGTGTAACCGTTTGATTGATTTTCGTATATTACATCTTCTATTACACCGTCGATTTTTTCCACCTGTGTTCACCTCCCATTTTTCATATATTATACTGTATTAACGTATATATGTCAATGAACACAGGCGGAATTTTTGGGTTAGTCAGGCAATAGCCTTGGCAATTTTAACAAGCAGCTCTTCACCGTATTTATAGCACAGCAAAAATTCGATTGTTTCGTCCTCAAGCCCTGTCTTTGCCTGAATAATTTCTATTGCATCTTCAACTGTCATTTCATCTTCTCCTTTACTGATTTCTTCAAAAGGAAAGTTCCTTCCCGGGCACGCCGTACTTTGAAAGTCTTTGTGCTTTTTAACCTCTGTGTCGGGATACAGGCCTTTAAGGTAAGAAACAAGTTCCTTGCCGCCGTTAAGCTGTGCGTCAGGCATTGTTTCGCTTTCAAAATTCCCCTCAAAGCAAACACCAATGCTATTATCATTATACCCTGTACAATGAGCACCCACTATGCTAATTGGTCGTCCACGAAAAACACTTCCGTCCTTTCGCACATAAAAGTGATAACCTATTCCGCTCCAGCCATTAGAAATATGAGTTGCGTGGATGCTCTGCACATCACCCAATCCTGCACGATGATGCAAAATAATATATTGTGTCTTGCTCCGCCTTGAAAGACTTCCCTTCCATTTAAAACCTGTATCAATTATTTTCAAAGGATGCCGCCTCCTTTTTTTCCTTCAATATTTCAATAGCCCTTACAATCACCTCAGGCAAGGGTATCCCCATCAGTCCTGCGTTTTCTACTATTGAAATCATTTCATTGGCTATAAAGCCGATGATTGCGGCAGTGCGTATGTAATCTGTCCCAAGCGACACATCAAGTCGGTGTGCTATCAGCACAAATAGCAATGTAACGCACTTTTTGCAAAGTCCAACCCAACCCGCACGGCTGTTCAGGTTGCCATTCTTTGACTTGTTGCTTTTGTGAAACACCCCCGCAACAATCAACCCCATCACAAAGTCAACCGCCATAAATATCACAAGGGTTATCATATCCTCTGTCCAGCCGCCAAAAAGTTTTGCAACAAAGCCACCTACAACACCAAATATTGTGCATATCATCATTTTTACATTTGTCACATCATAAAATCTCCATTTCGCCCTTCATTTTTGTCTTTTCTTCTGCAAGAATAACCAAGGCTTTGCTTAATTTAATTGATTATCCATCTGTTTTCTGATACCTTTTTGGCATTATATCTTGCAATTTTCATAGCGCCATTAGTATTTGGGTGAAGTCCGTCGTGTAAATCTTCACCCTCAACTTTATAATCGTTATAAATATTGCAAATACCACATTTGAAGGTATCTATACAATCAACCGAAAGTCTGTCACCAATAGCTTTAATCAGGGTGCCTTTGTTTTTTATGCTCTCATAACTTTCGTAAGCTACATAATCTTCACCGCTATAACCCTCTTGTATCGGTGTGCAAAAGAAAATATGTGCTTTAGGATATAAGTTGTGCAACTTTTCATAACAATATCGCATAGCACCGGCAAAAGTCTTTCTGTCTACATTTTCCAACGGTACAACCCGACCGTCTGCAATAAATTGACTCTCTATTGTAGAAACATCTTCTATATATCCTACATCATTAGTACCACAACTGATAATTATCATATCGAAATTATCATAATCGTCTACCTTTGAATAATTAGGATGTGTAGTATCTTTTCCTCTAATTATTTTTTCAACCTGATTTCCTAAGACGTTAGTAGCACCACTATTGTATAAAGGGTTTCCGTCATAATCTACAGTATCATCTCTATCCCTGAATCTCGAGCCACTTACCGCTATATTTGTATATTCAGTAATTCCCAACAACTTTACAAAAGTGGGAACCCACGAATTATTGGCTGTTATGCTGTCACCCATAAAAAGTGTTTTTCCGTAATCTATAAAATTACCCAATTCATCCACTTTTTCTTTGCAATAGTCAACATCCTTAATAACATCACCTAAAATTGGGCTCCAAACTGTAATGATTATAGTATCTGGATTTTCGTCAATGTTGTGTACAAATAACCCTAAAGCTTTAATATCTTTTGATAAGGTAATCTCATGCCGTCCACCTGTAACATCAGATTTTAAAACAAGATTTGTATCATCTGAACCTACTGCTAAAATATTACACTTTGTTCCGTTTACGTCAAAAATTAACGTATCACCTGCTGAGAAATTGCAAGGTATAATGTCATACTTCGGTGCAGCTTTACTACGCGAATAGCTGAATGCCACATTTTCAATACTATCAATTTTACTATTGATAGTATCAATGTCATTTGAGATATTGCTTAAAATCTTACCCAAAACAGTAATGGTTACAGGTCCTGTTGCCTCAGACACAGCTGGTATAAACAACCCTAATGCCTTAATATCCTTCGTTAAGGTCACTGAGTAGCGCTTATCACTTTCAACATTAGACATCAAACTAAATTCGCTATCATCTGTACCTTTTGCTAAAATATTACACAAACCGCCGCTTACATCAAAAATCAATGTGTCTCCTGCCGAGAAATTACAACTTATAATGTCATATTTCGGTGCCGAACCTTTACTACGCGAATAGCTGAATGCCACATTTTTTAAATCAGCGGTATTCTTATCGACTTTTTCTTTACAATATTCAACATCTACATACATATCACGCAAATATGGTCCAAAAAAAGTAACTGTTACACTACTTGGGTTTTCGTCGATGTTTTTTACAAACAACCCTAATGCTATAATATCCTTTGCTAAAGTAACTTCATATCTTCCGCCTGGAATATCCGCTCTTAAAGAAAATTCGCTACCGTCTGCACCTTTTGCTAATACGGCACAGTTTTCACATTCGCTTACATCAAAAATCAATGTGTCTCCTGCCGAAAAGTTACAAGGTTTAATATCGTGCTTCGGTGCTGTGCCTTTAGTGTGTGAATAGGAAAATAACAATCTGTTTATTTCCTCTGCATTGCTGATTTGCTCGTCAACATAAGCTTTTGAAGGAAGTGACACGGTTTCAATCGACCATGTATCTTCTCCACTAAAAGAAGACTTTACAGTAACAACAATTGTTTCACATCTATTTTCATCCGTGCTTTTACAGTTTGAAAATATTGCCTCTTTAGCTCCACATTGCATCAAAGTCAATACTGGCGTTAGTGAAGTATCTGATGAAACCATATCCGAATAGCCAACATAAGCTAAAACCGATTTGCCTATACGATACGCATTATATATTTCGTCATAGGTTTTATCGCTTGTCACAAATGTTCCTTCTGAATCGGTCGTAATGTTTACAACAAGCGGCATATTAGCCGCATCCACAAGTTCCGCCTTCCACCGTTCCAATACATCTGCATACTGCTCGATAATCTCGTCTGAATTGTACATCCCCGACGAAACAAATATCCCCTTGAATATAGATGTATTCCACACATACTCAACGGTTCCGTCCCCTGCAATACACGAAAAACGTACTAAAAAAATTAATGCACCGACTCTTTGTGTTGCATTTTGGGATACCAACCACGAGAAAGCAACCCTTGTTTCATCATCTTCATCAATCCTCATATCCGAAACTTCATACACACCCGAAACCTCTTCACCAGAGCTGTTGTCGATATTTTTATAATGAATTTCAACTCTGTTGCAATCCATCATATCGTGTCCTTCGATGTATCGCGGCAATACAAAGCCAAATCTTTCCGAGTTATGGTCGTTCTGAACAACTGTTTCAGGCGTTGAATTATTCTTTATTTCCCTTGTAGCAGGGTCAATTATAAATTTCGTATCTGCATCAATTATCATATCTTTATGTGACATTTTAAAACACCTCCTTAAATAAATGTAATGTTAAAATCAGCGTCATCGTTGTTGATATATTGTGCGTTTAACGGACTGCAATACGCATAATAAATCAATACACCGTCAAGTATATCAAAGCCATATTCTATTGCATTTGCGCCAGTTATCAGCTTTTTTGTGTTATAGAGAACATCATCATACGTTGTTATTCTTTGATGCGAAAATACAAACTGTTTTGCATCGATGTCAAAAATTCCTCCGCACTTTGGTCTTCCGTTAATGAACTTTTTGCTGAAAATCAACACATACCTGAATTTACTTAAATCCACCTTTGCTTCCATTATTGCGTATCTGCCCTCGCCTGCTGTTGAGTCTGCCTCATAAAGATATCGCTCTCTATCCGTAAGTTTTCCTTCATACGTCAGGTTTCTGCCCAAAGTTGCAATCTTCGACTTTGCAAACTCTCTTTTGTCAGTAATTTCACCCTCGGTTGAAATCTCTGCAAGCTGTACAAAATCACCACTATCGGGCAAGCTGTCTGCAAACATAATATCCGCCGTCTGAAGTGCCTGATTAAAGCATGCATAGATGGTCCCTGCCGTATTTGGCGATACTGCAAGCGTATAGCCATCGCTGTCCACCGTAAGCCTTACTCCGCTTTCAAAAAAGACTATTCCCTGTGACACAAAAACTGTCATATCCTGTGTCCCAACATTTTGAACAGTACATTTGCACCCATCAAGCTGAACACCAGCCCCAACCAATGCCGATATCATTGCATTTAAATCCGATACTTTATAGCTACTCTTTGAAACAAAAGGTGCAACTCCTGCACCCACCAGGCTTTTGGTTATATCGTTTATGTCCTCTGTTCCGTAAACTATGTTATCCGCAAAGCTGTATGTAATTGCCATATTAATCTCCATAGCCTTTCTGCCCACAAATAATTATTTAAAAAATCTCCCGTTCCCTACCCGTGGGCGAGATAAGGCGTATAATGGAGATTACGCACATCGTCGTTTCGCACGAAGTGCAAAAATATCGACGGTGCAATTGAAATCAAGTGCCGAAGGCAGAATTAACGTGATTTTCACGTTAATCCTCCAAACTTTCTAATGTAGGTTTTGCCCCCACCGTATCTATATCATAAAATATCTCCACAGCAGTCACCCTTTTTCGTTCTGTGCATCTGTAATTACCAAACTGTGTCTGAATTCTTACGATATCGCCCTCGGTGTAATCGGCGCCGTATTCTACGTGTCGCAAGGCTGTTTCGCTTTCCTCAATGGTCTTCATTTCCGCAAATTCTGCCTTTGCCTCGTCATAAGTTTTTATACCCTGCAGAATTCCTTCCCATCGTGCCGCTCCATCTGTTTTTGAGTTGTCGATGTATACCCACGTGGTTGTGGGCTTATCGGCAGTTACCTTCCACACACCGTCTGCTGTATCGCAGTAAAGATATTCCCCTGCTTTACAATTCAGCCCAAATCGTGTACCGGCAACTATAATTTTATAATAAGTACAATAATTATCTGCCTTCTCCGATGTAAGCGTGGGTAAATTTGATACTGCGTTCCAATCACCCATATTCTGCATTTCTCTCATATACCATCCACAATTATCAACAATCCTCTGCATATCACGTGTATAACTCATATCGCAGGCAGTAAGGTTTGAGGCAGAAATCAACAAAGGCAGTTCTTTGCCCTTGCAAACCGAAAATACAAATCTTTTCATTCTTATATCTGCTCTCAACCTAAAGCCCAGCCCCGAAGGTTTAAGCACGCCGCACAGTGTGTCATATACCGTTTTAGGCTCCTTTGCCGAATAATCAATTTCTTCTCCCGCAATTTCAACCTCACTCACATCCACAAAGTCGCCTGCAGCGGTCTGCACCGCATAATTTGCGATTTCCACGGGCGTTTTTTGAGTATGCGAAAACGGAGTAACCACTCTTTTTGTCAACAACCACTCTGGACTTCTGCCAAAAATCGCAATATCTTCGCCAAGCTTCCAGCCTGTTACTATCATCTGCATACCATTTGCCATACACATAATATACGGATTGTCCTTAAGCATCCCGATAACTTCTGTTCGGGTTATGGGCAAATGAAATTCTGCTGTTCCAAATCCGCAATACTTTTTTGAGATATTAAGCGATATAAATCCCGGGACTTGCAGTATAGGTTCACAATCAAGGTTATAAAAAAACACCGTACTCACACAATCACCGCCTCGCAATAGATATTGCTGTACTTACATTCAACCGTAAACTCTGATTGAACATTCCCCACAACCACCGACAAATCATTTATCCCCTTGTCAAGAACAAAATCTCCCAGAAACGTGTCATCAGACAAGTTATTCAACAGATTTCCCGCAATACTGCTTGTGATTTTTCGGTTTTTTATATCAACAGTAATTTTGTCGCCGTTATCGGGGGCATATTCAAGCACTATTTTCTTTCCTGTGGTGTTATTTGTTATTGTCACAAATTCTGCATCAGGCAGTGCTTTGGGACAATTAATATAAATACACGGTTCAATTACGCAATCTCCCTGATTTTTAATGACTGCACCCATAATCGTGGTACCAAACACAGTGGGCAGCGTAAAAGGTGTACCAAGATTTTTTATCTGCCTGTAAAGAGAAACCGTGCTTTCGCGCTCGTCCTCAAAATATGGATTATCGCACACAAACTGCACCGCAAGTTTTGCAATCCTGCCCTTAAGAACACGCACAAGGTCAGGTATTTTAACCTGATTACAATAAATCCGTCTGCACATTTCAGCATTTTCAATATACAACCAACCCGGGTGGCTTAAAATCTGCAAGGTCTTTGCTGCAATTGCCGAAATATCCTCTCCACAGATTTCAGCACTTAAAGTCACCGTTCGTGGAAGCGCCCGTGATGAAATAGTCTCCTGCCCGTCATAGCCCGAAAAAAATGCCGTGATATATTCACGCTCGGCAATTCCAAGCCCTTCTATCTCTATAAGACGGATGCTTTTTGCGGAATTTCCCGATATTTCAACGGTGCCCTGACTGTTTTTGTATTTAATTACCAATTGCATTATTCACTCGCTCCCCTCAGTTTTTCAAGCGTTGCGGCATTTTTTGCCGCCGCAAGCTGAGCTGTTGTTGTATCACGTGACGAATTAAATGTATAGCTGGTGTTATACACATTTTTATTTGACACAGTCCTTCGGTTGACATCTGCCCTTGCAGCCGAAATTTCTGCCACAAGACTGTTCATACCGGCAAGCATTACCTCTCTTGCATCTGCAACAGCCTGTGAAATCTGACTTTCAAAGCCCAATCCAAATGCCTTGCCCGATTCCTCGCCCAGCTTATAATAGCTTTCAGGAATATTTTCAAAGCTCGCCTCAAGTGCCTTTATAAACACCGTCTTTTCGTCACCATCTGCCAGGAAATATCCATCAGTAAACTCCTTAGCCGAATATATTCCTGCCTTTTGCAGTTCCTCTTTATTGAGAATCCCGTTAAGCTGTGCAGCAATACTTGCCGCACTCTCCAATCTTTTGTTGTATCCGTCAACAAACTTTTGTCGGGTTTCGTCATCAGCCTGCAGAATTGTTTCCGCCGCCTGCACCGCATCGGAAACATCCATATTACCAATTTCGTTGAAAACACCGTCAGGAATATTCCCAAGCTCCCGAAGTGCAAGTACAGCATCACGGTATCTTTCAAGAAGACTGTTCTCTTCGCCAAAATCCGAAAGTGAGTTTTTTTGGTAAACCTGGTCACTGCCGTCAGGATTTACTCCCACAAGCCGTATCTTTTGCGACGAATACCACTCGTCTTTGGTCTTCATAAGGTTTTCTTCAAGTTCCTTTTGCAAACCATAAATTTTCTCTGCCAGCTTAATTTGCTCTTGCTCTGCCTCATCAGCAAGTCTTTTGTTGTATTCAATAATATCTTCGGTATATTGATACCAGGCATCGCTTCCCTGACGCAGATTTTCGTCACGGTACTTTTTTAGCTTGTCAAAATATTCCTGCTCGGATATCAGCTCCAAATTAAGTAGATTTTTCAGGTTATCAAGCTCGCGTTCCTGTCGCTTTTTTGCCAGGTTTTCGGCGTTTTTGACCGCATTTTTTGAAAGCGTTTCAAGCTCTACATAAACGTTTTCCAACGCTGTAATCGCCAGATACGAATTTTCATCCAACCCCACACCAATCCCCGATGCAAGCATTTTGCCAATATCATTGGTTTCTGCAGCAGTTTCCAAATCCCTTATATACTTTTCAAAATCAAACGACATTTCATCCCTTCCCTCTTGTTAATCTGTGTTACAATACGGTGCTTTTTTACCCTAAAAAAGATTTTCCAGCATCCGTGCCGTATCGGTTTCCTTTTCCTCCTGAGTTCTTGTGTCAGGAAGTCTGTAGTGTTTTTTCATCCGCTGGTAAAAGCTTCTTAGTTCACGATTTTTTATTTTTGATGTATCGGTGCATCGATATGACACAATCTGCAAAAACCTGCAATTATCACTCAGGCACGAAATCATCCGCCTGAACTGCCACCAATGCATATCGCATTTCAGTAAATCAATACCAAACTCCGACAGAAATCCTGCACGTATATATTCAAAATCTGCTTTCAGGTCACACACAGGGACAGGCCGCTCACCTGAATCTTCACATTTAACATCGCATCCCTCGCTGTAAAACCACATAATACCCCTTATAGCATCCATAAAGCTGTCAGGAAGAGTGGGATAGGCAAGGGATAAAACCCTTGCCAACCCTTCGCCGCTGCTCTGCTCTCTTTTTAAAAGCTGCTGTATCTCAATCCAGACCGAAAAGTCGGTGTTAATCGCATACTCCCTGCCATCAATATTCACAGTCTCAGGATATTCAATCAATTTTATCTTCATAATCTACACTCCCAAGGCTTGCACCAATTTCAGAAATCAGGCAGCACAAAACCGCAGTAAGATTGGCAATTTCAAACGGCTGGCGTTCAAAAACCTTATTTGCCTCTGCATCTCCAAGCAAACGTATTATACTATCCTTTAAAAATTCCAATACACGTATATCCGCCGCCTTTTCATCATCTGCCGTTTTTTTGACTTCCTCCAGCAAAACCTTTGCTGCAGCCTTTATTCTTTCACATTCTGCCAGAATATTACTTCGCAGAAACAGACGGGCTTTATATCCGTCAATCTCGACAGGTACTTCCCATTGCCCGGCCGATTGCTCTGTACTCATATATTATTCCTCCGTAAATGTGCAGGTCTGCCAGCCATCATCGCTTGTTGCTGTGCCAAATACTGACAAGCCTTTTACACGGAATGTACCGCCGTATTTATATGCCTCAAGGCCGCTTCCTTCGCTTTCGGCAACAACCGCAAAGTCACGCTTTATTGCCGAATGTTCATCATCTGCCATATCCACCATAACGATGGGTCTTACTGCATCTGCTCCTACCATCTCGTTGTCAAATATTTCAATAATATCGGTATGAACAGCATCTCCGCTGAATCTGTCAAAGCCAAATGTGATTGAAGGTGTATATCCCACCACATCGGTCTGTTCAAATTCCTCATCAACATACTGTCTTGAATATTCCTTTGGATTTTTTGACGTAGAGATTTCATCAAAGCCCTTCATACGATAAAATGTATAATCGCCGCCCTGTGTCGGCACTCCGTAAAAGGCAAGCTTTTTGTATCGTTTTACTATTTCTGACATAAAAATTCACTCCTTAAAATTTCAGGGGATACAGACAACTGTCCCATCCCCTGCATCATAAAATTAATTTCTTAAATAAATCAACCGAAGTTCCGCCTCAAACCTTGCGTCCACACTGCCGGATGGCTCTGCGTTAAAGCTCTTTTCCACCGTCAATGACAGCGGGCTTGCTTCCTGCCCCAAATCAGGCAAATTACCCGATTTGTTTTGCAGAGCAATCCATTTTTCAATGTCCTCGCACCGCTTTGCAGCGGCACGGTTGTATTTATCTGCACCGCTGTACTCCTGCCTGAGAGCAAGGATAAATCGAGCTTCAAAAACTCCACCGCCGTCGGTGTAGCGTTTAACCACCGGGTCAGATGCCTTCATCCGGAGCGCAAATGCCGTTGGCTTGCCCTCAAGATAATTTACCTTTATCCTTGCATCTGCAAGATAGGGGCACTGTGAAAGATATTTTACTGTTTCTTCAATCATAGCCTGCTTATCCCCCATAGTTTTTTATCTGTACTCATACTCTGCCTGCAGATGCCAGTGAGGTGTGCCGCCAAAATTATTTTCAGCAACCACCGCAACCCGCCTGCATTCTGCCACCGAAAATTCTTCCTGGCTCATTTCACCAAAATATATAAGGTCACCAACCGCAATCTGATTTATAAGCCTGTGTTCAATTCTGACATCAAAATTATCCCTAAAGTACACCCCGTTTTCGGTACTGCGGATTCGTTTTTTCAAATGTATCCACGCGGGATATGTACCGCATCTTTTGTAATCCTCGCCGTCAGGGCTTTGCTCAAATAGTGTGACAACGCCATTTTCAAGCATTACTCCACCCCCGCATACAAGCATCCCGTATCTGCAAGATACTTCAGGATAATCTTTTGCATATCTTTTTCGGTCACGACATCAGAATAAGTTACCGAATAGCCATCAATATTCTCGTTTTTAATCATACCTGTACTTTCAGAAAGGTAAAGCTTTTCGGCAATCTCGCAGGCGCACATTAAAACCTCATCACGGTTTAAATCCTCATCTTTGGCACTTGGGCACAAGCTTTTTATTTTGCAAAAGGCAGGAACTATGTATCTGTCAAAGACCTCTTTGGTAAGAACACCACGGCATCCGCCGCAATATTCATTGAAATAATATTCAAAAGTTATCCTAGGCTTTGTCACGGGTCACACCGCCTTTCACCAAGGCTTTTGCCTTTACCGATGTTTTTTTGGGGGATTGTTTTATCAACAGCCCAACATTTTTCACATTAATCCCTCCCTTAAGTCGTCAACTAGTTTGCCGCGTGGTGCAGGTAGATGCCCTTTACCTTGTTGTCATACACATCAGCAATGCCATATGAGCGGTAAAAGAACTTCCACGCATCAGACACCTGATTTTCTTCGGGTGTTACCACCTTACTAACCAAGTGCTTTTGATACTGAATGGCAGCAGATTTTTCAACAATCATAAAGTTGATGTTTTTACCACCTTGAGCATTCTTTACATAATGACCTGCTGTTTCGCCGTCGGACGAGCCGTCATAAAGGCTGATTGCAGTATAAAATCTGCTCTGCGGAACCTTGACAATCTGTGCAAAGCTGTCAAGAACCGCCTTCGACTTTGTTGTATCAATGTTCATAACCCCGTTAAAAAGTGTGGGTGTAATAAACAAAATTCTTGATTCCATAGGAACTTCATTTTCGTCCATAGAATTCTGTGCCGCAATAAGTGCCGCAAGGGTTTCCTCGGCTGCCGCAAGGTCAGCAGAAACTTTTGTGATACCTTCAGTGCCCGCATACTGAGCAAAACGGAACGCATCAATCTCGGGTGCCGCCTTGGTGCGTACAAACTCACCCGAAAGCTGACCAAATGCCACGCCCGCTGTTTCCTCGTTGTCCATTGCATCAACAGTGAACGAACGTCCTCTCTCATAATTAAAAGTAACCGTTTCATTGGTAAGGGTTACATCACCGCTGACATAACCGCCTTCTCTGCTGTAATCCGCAAGACCGTCCATTGACATTTTGGGGATTACAATTTCGTTTGCATTGGCACCCATTTTAACAAGACGGTTGTTGCCGTCAAGTACGGATGTAACAGATGAAATCTTATACACCTCGTCAAGAGTGTCAATGTACTGTTTGAATTTTTCAATTGCATTTGCCATAAATTTTTTACTCCTTTCTTATTATACGGGCAAGCCCATAATTTCACGGATATCACCACGGCTCAATTCACCGCCAAAGCCCATTGTTGATGCAACAACAGCAGGAATATCACTGGGCGCAGCAAAAAGATTTTCGGTATCTTTTGTAATTTCTTCAAATATCTCTCTGTCTGCCCTGCCTTGATTTTCGCTATTTTGCAACGCTTCGCAAAAGCTGTCAAAAATTCCTTTTTTTGTGTAATCGTTAAGGAACTTGGCATCCCCCACAACCGTCGCAAAACGGCTTTCAACATCTGCTGTTTTTGCCTCTTTCTCGTCCTGAATACGTCTGTCATCAATGATTTTTTGCAGCTCGTCTGCTCGTTTTTTTATTTCTTCTGCCTCACATTGACTTGTTCTCAAAGTATCAAGCTCGCTTTCCATATCCGCAATCTTAGCAAGTTTGCCCTCAAGCTCGGTTTTCAGTTCTTCTGTTCCTCGCTTGGCTCTTCCGATGTCCAGAGAATTAATATCAAGAATTTTTTTCAGCTGTTCGTCCGAAATTCCCTCAATAATTCCCCTTAAATCATCTCTTGTCATAATACATCATCCTTTCAGTTTGTTTTCGCAGTTGCTTTCTGCATATAGCCTGACAGTAACCATCAGGCAAGGATTTGTTAGTTTATCGACATCCCGGTCAAATATATTTATTTAATTTTCCCCAACACTCTTGTCTTTGCCGTTTCCTCGTCCTCGCCAAAGTACCACATTCTGAACTCCCACGGAGCCATAATACCGCCCTCTACCAGAATTTTCTTTTCTTCAAACTGGGTCTTGCGGTCTGCCTCGATGCTGTCGTCAAAGTCAAATGACACGCTGTAGGTACCCTTGGGCGCCAGATTATAAAGAGTGCACCACACGTCCATTGCATAAACAAGCTCAAGCAGAGCGTTCTTCAGTGCCTTTTGATTATCCGAAACTGTTGCATAACTTCGTTGCTTTGATGCACGAATTTCCTCGGCAGTCTTTTCGGTATCGCTTACCTCTGACAGCGTTCCGTAGGCAAAACCGCAGTTAAACTCAATCTGCCTTAAAATACGATTAAGTCCCCTTGTAATCTCGCCTTCGCGAAGCTCGGGCGACCATTCACGAAAGAAGTCCATATCCTCAACATCTAAAGTCCTGTAAAGCCTTCTGTCAGGGAGCTTTGGTCTGCCATCCTTATCACGCTTAAATGCCATTGCGTTGGCAATAAGAGCTCTCTCACCGCTTTCAAACTCCCACAAAAGACGTGAATACTGTTTGTTTGCATCAGCAATCAGATTAACTGCATTGGCATACACCGAAACCCCAAGGGGCGAATTTGAATCAATTGTGTTTGCTATTGCGGGTCTGAAATACCCAAACAATGGCTGATTAACATTTTTTATTGCCAGACTTTTGGCAAGGTCCTTCCATTCCTCCACCTCAGCAAGCGGAACACTTTTTCCAAGATAATCTTGAGTGTTGCTGCAAAAGGCTTTATTTGTGATTTCATATGTACCATCTATAAAGCTGTGCCCCTCCAGTCGGGTATAAAACTTTGACCCGATTTTGCGCGTTTGCACAAAAACTGCACCACGGATTTTTCCCGTTTCGTCAAACTCTGTAGGAAAAAACTTATCCGCCTGAATAAAATCAACCTTAATCTTGCCGTCTGCAACATACGGTTTCAATACAAGTCCACCCTTGGCACAGCCGTGTTCCAAGGGGATTCTTATATTATCAATCACCTCGTGATAACACTCGTCAAGAAATTCTCCACGCTTGCCGCCCGAAATTCTTGAATTCATTTCCACAGTAATAAGCCTTGCCATCTCAAACGAAATCGCCGCAGGAAGATGAAGCCCCAAGCGCTCCTCATACAACTTCTTCCACACCTTTTGGGCACAGCTCATTTCTTCAGACACCGCAATATCTGTATCTATGGCTGTAGCAATTACTCTTTTGTCAAACATACCTTTCTTCACCCTTCCGATAAATTCTTTTATATTTTCAAACATAACACTTTCTCCTTTTTACAAAAGTCTTTTCCCTGCCACCGTGGTGCAAAAATACCTTATATCGTCCATAGCGTGATCAAACTCCTTTACCACAGTATCCTGAGCGGCGTTCTCGTCCCAGCAATACGCGCCAAATTCACGAATTGCATCCGTGCAGCATTTGTGAATAAGCAACCTTTCGCTTTGCAACAGACTTCCCGCAATCCGAATACCGTTCAGCACATTGTTATCAGCCTTTCGCACATTAAATTCGCCGTGGCGGCGTATTGTCGCAATAAAGCTTGCGGCTGACGGGTCGATAATTACACAATTTATTTTATATCCCTCAGCTAAACTTTGAAGGCGTGTATAATATTCCTCATCGGTAAGAAGTTTTTTGCTCTTTTTGCCTGAATAATAGCTTTCCTTAATTCTAACCGCACATCTGTCATCAAGCTGCCACAGTCCCATACTGCAAGGATTAAGAGTTCCGTAGTCAATTGATATATAATATTCTGCCGTACCCTTTGCCTTTGGAACTTCTTCCACTATATGCTTTTGCGGGTCAAACATAGGATAAACAAGCCCCTCGGCACTGCACCACTCGCCAAGTATAAAACGTCGGTAAAAAACACCCGTATACTCCTTTTTCAGCGCCTCGACATACCTTTTATCAAGAAACGTATTGTCATCAATCAAAAATTCCATCAGCAAAAAATCAAGCTCCGCGCGACGGTCAATAAACTTTTGCTTAAACCAGTGATTTGGATTGTCGGGATTTGTTGTCCCAAAAAGCTTTGCCCCCGCCTGCGACAGTCTTGACAGCAGCATTCCAAAAAATTCCTCGGTATAAAGTGTTATTTCGTCGCAATACGCACCCTGCAAAGTCATTCCACGTATTTTGCTTTCTGCCTCGGCATCGCATACTCCCTCGAAATATATCCGCCTGCCATATAAAACACCTTCTTTTTTGGATATAGAATATTTAAAATTGTTCTTCCCCGCCAACTCCTCAAGCAAATCAAGACAGTTTCGCTTTAGGGTAGACAAGGTCTTTGCCGTCATCAGATAACATCCGTCAGGTGGCATATTGCGTATCCACACGCACCACAAAACCAAACTTATCCACGTTTTGCCCGACCTGACACTGCCGTGAAGAATGTTCAGTCGTCTTAAACCACCGCTTTTTGCAAGCTCCATCAGCTGATTTTGCTTTTCGGTCAGCTTTTTGTAAATTCTCATTTATCTATTTCACATCCTCAAAATCATCAAACAAAGTGACAAGCGTCCCTTCAGCCGATAAATCCTTTTCGCCACTGCCAAATTTATCAATCAACGTTCCCATCACCGACGAAAGCTGATTAAGCGGTGCGGCAGAAATTCTTTCAGGGCTTCCTAATTCTGTCATTATGCTGTCAATTAACTTGCATACATCCTTCTTTTTGTTTCGAATATATTCCGATATAACATTATCCTCATCTGCCTTTTTCTTTGCCACAACTCTCACCTCAAATGCTGCAGAATTAACTGTTTATACATTAATTATACCTGTGCAAAAGCGGACAAAACGGACAAAAAAGACATCTTACATAAGAATATTTCTCCCTATGTAAAGACGCCTTTGTAAGCTACTTTATTTATTTGCCAAACTTTTCAGATACCTTTCTGCAATCTTCCGCACACCCTCCTCGCTGTTATAACCACCCGTCATAAAGCTAACCTTCTTCCAAGACATACACCGCACATAGCGATAATAAAAAATCTGTCTTGTCAGGCTGTCATCTATGGAATTTAAAAACTTATCAATCTTCGCTTTAAGTTGATTGCATCTTCGGATTTTTTCAACAATTGCTTTCTCATTCTGTTTTATCTCATCTTCATTTGTAAAAATACCATCGTCACCCCGTGATAGGATTTTTAAATTTATCAGTTCCTCTGTATCGTGCATAATCTCACGATTTAAGTAATAACATTGCCTCAGTTCCTTTTTTGTCATTTGTCCGTTCCTCCGTAATAAATTTTTCTGCATCTTCTGCTGCAAAAACTACGGCCAAATCTATCTGTTTCGTAGTTTTCGCCATCTTTGTAGATTGTTGCACCGCAACGATAACAAAATATCTCTCCGCCGCCTGAAAAAAAATTGAACACGCCTGTCATATCAAAATTAATAAACAAATTCTTCATCGTTTACCATCCCGCCTTGCGTGCCGTTTCCTTTAGGAAACTTTTTGTTAAAAAAAATATGCATTATCTGCCATTTCTTTAAAGAAAAAATTTGGGATATACACTTTATCTCCCACAGGGTAAATTCAACTTCACCGCATAGCTTTTTATTCAGCTCGGCATAATTAATCCCAAGCAACTGTGCCAGCCCCTCTTGCGAGATTTTTCGGCTTTTCATTATCTTTCTTAATTCTTTATAACACAT